ACATCCTAATGATCCACACTTACGACTTGAATGCGAATGAACTGCAGTCGAGTGTGACATAGTTATGTGTCCACAACGTGGACATTTGTATTTTATAGGATTCATTTAATCTTGACACAAAGCTTACGCTTAAAGTCATACCTGAAACCTTTCTTACATTTTGGTTTACCGTTGGCCCAAAATGGCTTGGACGTCTGCCCAGCTTTCGCTGATCTAGAAGGTTTAACTGGTGGCCGAGGGCGTCGTCCTGGCCCTACTGGAGGAACCGTAGTCCCTGGCTTCGCGTCCCGACCGCCCCTCGACTGTGTAAAATGTTCGAACATATCGAACGCTTTTGAACTGAACCCGTACAAATCTACGAGTCCCATAAGTAAAGCACGTCTACCAAAACCGCTGAAACCAGCGTGAATTAATTTGGTACCGGCATATACTCCCTTTGCTCCTTGGTATCCCTTCGTATAAGTTCCTAAAACTAAATCAAACGGCGTTATTAAATTATAACGAGGATCTAATCCTATGATATCCTTGTCTACAAGTGTATCAACGAATTCTTTCTGATCGGTTGGTTTCATTATTAACATACTAAACACCCATAGCTAAAAAGATATCATTGGGGTCAATACCTAATGCTAAACCCAAAATGATAAAGTAAAATTTTCTATCCCAACAAAATTGGGGAACTTCGTTCATATTTTACCCGTCCCTGCGGGGCACGATCATGCCATGTCCTTACAAAGAACTTTGCCTAATACTTCAACAACCATTGTACACGCAACATCAGTTGGCGTGAAAAGCCTAATTAAACCAGCAGGAGCAACTACAGTAGCAGATTTTGTCCCTGCAGTGGTAGGGAATTGAATGAACTCCTGAGTGGGTGCGTAAATACTAGCACCATCATCAGCAATGTCATACGGAGGCTCTTCAAGTTCTTGATCAACAGCAATATCAAGAACAGCTCCTGTAGCTTGATTACCATGACTACGTAATGCTGCTAAAGGATTGCTAGGAGTCTCAAGTGTTTCATCCGAAGTCGGTGTAACTACTTCCATCCTATCAAGATTATACGAATGTATCATACCTACTCTAGAATACATACCGGAAGATTTTGTGTCGCCAGCAACCTCAAACTCATTTTCCTCGCATATTTGTAAATTAAAATTATCTGCCCAATCATCTCCACGTGTAGAGCTCTCTGTTGGGCTTAAACCCGGTTTAAAAATCGGTGTTGTACTTAATTGAGTATAAGTCCATTCTCCAACATTGTATTTACGTAATGTTGTTTTATCAGAATCTCTGGTATACGGTACAAGAGTATTGTCCGCAGTACCAGCAAATTGATGATTACCGTCCAGGAGCGGACGGATTGTTTTGCCATATCGACCCATTTCATCGCCCTCAACACCAGCGTTTTCGAACATCATGTCTCTATATGCATGGAATTTACGAAATGCGTTTCTCATTTTCCACGAATTAGGCGCTGTGGTAATGTCCCAGACGCTACTTCCAGCTGCGGCAATAGTAACCTTGCAAATATAGGCATAAACATGTCCATCCCTAGTAGTAATCTCTTCATTCTTAGAATTAATTCTAGATAAATCTCTAGCGATATTCATATACGATCTACCTAAAACTATAGAATCGTCACTTGGTTTTGAATTATTGTAATATAATTTATTCTGCATATCTCCAGTAGGAGAGGCTTACCCTGTATTAAATTATAGATGCATGTCATCGAAACATTTCTCGCAAATATGATTTAAAATCAATACGCCTGTAGCTTTGCAATCTATGCATTCTTCCATGTATCCGGGTTAAGCTTGTTTGTTATGAACATACCGGCCCATATCACCGGCTTCCCTAATGACCGTTGGTCATCCTTCCCGTCTTCGCTTTCGTCTCCTTCGGGACGTTGCTTGACGTTCCCACAAGAGGCCAGTGGTTTTTAATCCTCTTGTATAGATGCTCGCCAGAGTGTTTCCCATCTTACGGCACCGTTAATAGATGGATTTGGAACCATATTACCGGTTTCTAAATCGAATAAAGTGGTGACACCAGAGGGTCTTCCATGCCCCTCTGATGCCTCCGTCTCCTTCGTACACGCGCTTTTCAGCTCCTGTTTTCGAATTATCTTTTCATTTTCCCTGGCTTCATATGCCAGGCGTCTTTCATTTCTATGTTCACGGTATTCGTTCCTGGTGAAGAATATGTCCTTTTCATAACCAGCCCAGTTATCGGAGCTTATTCTTTTGCATTCCCAACATTGGCACCAAACACCCTCCACAGTCTCAAATTTGTTACTGTGTGGGTTGAACCATTCCCCGTAATCAATGTAAGCCACGTTTATTCGACCTGATGACGCCTACTTAAACTACGCGTACATCCTAATGATCCACACTTACGACTTGAATGCGAATGAACTGCAGTCGAGTGTGACATAGTTATGTGTCCACAACGTGGACATTTGTATTTTATAGG